AGGGCTTCATCGAAGCTGGCCAACTCGCCTGGCTTAGTGCGGGAGAACACCTTATTGCCCTGGCCGTCATAGGCGACAACCTTTCCGTCTTCGATTTTGAAGTTCTGACCGAAGTGGGAACGCACGAACTCAGTCGGGATCGCCATCTTCTCGGAGATGAACTTCGAACCACCGAAGCGGCCGCCAATCATTTCGTCGTAGAGTTGGGTTTCAAGTTGCTTGTTCTTGCCGTTCGCTTCTTCCAGTTGCTGCTGGAATACCTTGGTGATCTCGGCCTTAACCTGGTCAACTGCACCAGCATCGATCAACTTTTTCTGGTCGATTTTGGTCATCATTTCCAGAGCTTCGAGCGCCTTGGTCGGATCTGTGATGCCAGCGAATTTCGCGAGATTGGCTTCCGCCGCCTCTTTACCTTCGCGGTGAGTTTTGGCTTCACCGTTCAGAGAGGTGATTTTGGTCATCGCTGCGACCGCATCGAACGGAATCTCTTTGCCGTCGTCATGGACGTAAACCGGCATACCGTTTTCAACGACCACATTTCCGTTAGCATCAAGTTTGAGTTTCATTTTTTTCTCCAGCCTTCCGGCCATATGTAATGGGTCATCCGACCCGGGCACCGCATCGCATCCGCTCAGCGGCAGGCATAAAAAAACCCCGGCAATGCCGGGGTTCACATTAAATTCAACTATCAAATTGATCGTGAGAAATGCCGATTACCTTCCCATTCAGGATCGAGAGGTTTAAAACCAAGTTTTATCCAAAAAGGAATCACACTTAGCGTTAAAACCTCAACGGAGAGCTCATTAAATCCATGCTCTTTAAGCAACTCAATCACGCTAAGTACGGTTTCTTTACCGTAATTAAGTCCACGATATTTATTGAAAATGTAAAGTTTATATATTTCTGCTGACACATCATCATGTGCCATAAGAAAAAGCACGCCGATACACTCATCATTTTTACGGAGAATAAAAATGTCGTGATTATCGATTGCCTCGTCAATGATGAAGAAGGGGTGTGTATTTTGAGTATTCGGTTCGAGCAAAAGGGAATCATTAACGATTTTAGACTGTGTGGTATTAGTGATTTTTTCAATTTGCATTATGTCTTCCTTGTGAGCATAACTTGAAAAAACACCATAACCCTCTATAAGTAGCGAGTAAATAATCTTTTGCAAATCAATGGATAACGTTCAAAAAATCTTGCTTACAATGTGAAGCTGCTGAAGTGTCAAGAACTCCCCGGCATCGTTGAACATCTCCGGCACGGTGATTTTTCCGTCACGTAGCATCTGCGCCCGAGTAACCCCCAGCACCTGCTCCTGCCGCGCATGTGGCTGACGGATAAGCCAGTCGGCATAGCTGGTGTGCGCTGGCACCTGTCCGTCCATTGAGGCGCGCGTGGCTCTGCTCAGCTCGCCTGAGGCTATCTGCAACTCCTCCCACGATTTGGTGATCAGGATTTCGCAGGAGCGACAGCAGAAATGGATTTTGCCGGGGCCGCGCAGATACGGGATCGTATGGCCCAGCGGCTTGCCATCAAGCGAGTAGAGTTTGCGGTCGCGGATGATGCACCACTGGCTGGTGTGGGTGTCCAGAGTCGAAGACCACTGTTTGGCCTTCACGATATCGCTGTTGGCCTGCGCGAATTCCTGACGCGCTGTGGCGGCCATATGATTCACCGCAGTGCGGGCCACTACCGCAAGGTCACGACGTGAGGCATTGATAACCCCGTCCTGGCGGTTAAGTTGCGGCGTGCCGGCGACGCGCTTTACGATCTGCTCGACGGTTTCACCCTGAATAAATCCGGAGCGCACTGCATTGGTGATTTTGTCCAGCCGGTCGGATTCAAGCTTCTGGCCCCACTCCCTAAGCAGTCGCCCCTGGAAAGGCTGCGCGGCGGCTGCGGCATAGACCTGCTCAGGGGATATGCTCTGTAGCGGTACATGCTTCAGAATTTGCTTCGGGATGAGGCTGCTGAAAAGGTCCAACTGATAACCGGCTTCATATTCAACATAGCGCGACAGTTCGCGTGCCAGCGCCTCGTTAACTGGTTCGTAGGCCCGATGGTTCAGGTCCCGGACACCAGCCAGCAGCGATGCAAGCCGGCGGGCGCTATATGTATCCGCCCGTTCTCCCTCAAGCAACACCAAAAGTTTAGCGGCCAGGTCGGCATCCAGTTTGTTCAGTAACGCCACCATGCGCCGGGCGACACCGGTACCATAGCGCGTGACATACAGGCCATGCGCTATCGTGTCGTCCTGCAGGCGATCATTGACGGAGCGTGCCATATCACACCTCCCCTGTCGTTCTGGTAACTAGCGAGTCCGATTCAGCCAGTAGCTCGTCTAGGACTTTTTCCGGATCCGCATCAGCATCAATCAGGTTGAGTTTTTGCAGGGCTTTAATCGCATCGATGCGACGAAGGTCACCCCCCTGGCGCAGCGACTGAATCGCCATCGCCGCTGGCGGGTTGAACTCTTTCGACTCGACATCCAGCTCGGTGCGCACATCTACGTTGCCGCCCTCCTTCTCGCCGATATACTCAGCCATGATCTGGAGGATGTTGTCGATCGCGTCTTCGAGGCTGGTGGCCATTGTGTAGAGCGGCGACTGCTCCTGCATTTTCTCTTCAGAGGTCTGATCTACCGATTTGGTTGAGGTGTTCTCCGTACGCAGCAGCTTCGCGCCAGCCTGGCGCATCTGCTCCACCAGCTCTGCCAGCGACTCTTTGCCAGCACCAATGGAGGAACCGGTATGCTCAACGTACTCCAGGCCCTGCCTTTGCCGATCGGTGAACGACGTGGCAGACGAGGACCCTATTATCAGTTCCTGCCCCTCTTCCAGCCCGAACACCGTGAGCAATGGCACCCTGGCGACGTGCAAGATATTGTCCTGCTCGCTCTGACTCTGCCAGTGCTTGATATTCAGCAGGGCCATGTTGAGCAGCGGCGGTGAACCACACATAAACCCGGTGCGCTTGGTGTAAAGCGTTACCAAGGTGATGTCCTTACGAGAGGTCTTCCATTCGTCGAATATCTCCCAGTTCGCAGCCCCCTCGGTACCTCTGGACTTGCGGTAGATTTCCACCTTTCCCGGTGTCAGATAGCGTATCTGTTCCACCTTCGTCTGCCCGAAGTCGTCACCATCTTCAACCACCACTTCTTTGATACGCAGCGCGGTAAGCTCAACTTTGCCGCCCGTCATCTTCGACTTCCAGCCGATCACCTGACGGGGATTCAGCATTGTGACGTACGGGCGGGCGCCGGTGGCTTTCTCTTCCGCTTTGGTTTTCACCCTTTCGGTGTCCACACGGGGATAATCCACCAGCGCATGAGAGAGGCCATACTGCATCGCCAGACCGAAGTAGGACTGAGCCCAGACATCGAGGCGGGTTCCTTCAAGGTCGATGTTCTTCGCAAACTGACGCAGGCTATCCGGCACGTTCTCGGCAAGCTTAATCGGCTCGGCAAATACGCGCCCGATGTTTTGTTTAATGGTCTCTTCGTAGGCTGGTAGAAGCGTGGCCACAGCGAGGCGTTTTTTGTAGTCCTCTTGATCTTCTTTCGGCCAGCGCGGGAGATACGACTCGCCCAGTTGTCGCATATAGAGCGTGCCGCCCATTAGGGCATCGTTGATATCCCATGCCTCGACCATGTTCCCATAGTCCAGATTGGGTGTTGAAATATCAGGCATGGAGTCAAATCCGTAGGTTGGTGACTTTGCCGATTTTCTTCGGCGGTGAATGCAGGACGGCGTAGCGCGTGCCATCCCAGTCGTGATCTTCCTGCTGGGTATCTACGTCATCAGGGTTCTTGCTGTCGCGAACGAGTACCGGAACACGGCTTATCCAGCCCCTGCAGTAGTCGAATACGTAGAATGCTGGCTTCTCAGGCATGCCTGATTCCAGCTTCTTACCTTCAATGACAGCCTCAAGCATGTCAGCAAACAGTGCCGCGCCGTTCACGCGCGATCCCGGTTTCTTGTTGGATGGAACCCACTTAACGCCCTGCGATTCCATCTTCTGGGCAATGGAGAGTTCATCATCGCCAGTGTTGTAGATGGCACCGTCAGCCGGGCCAGGGAGTACCTTCTTGCAGATGCCGGGCATGATGTTCAGTTGCCCCTGAGTTACCCCGTTGAGTTTTATCTCTTCAGGCTCAGCAAGCTCTTCGCCCACTAGGCGCTTATCCACCCACGCCACACCTTTGGCGACGTTTGTGGACGACATATTCAGGCCTTTGTTCAGCTCGTCTGGCGGGCAGCCGTACCACTCACCTATCAGAATTAGCGACCCGGCAGGTGGGCAGAAATGGCGACTGTCCGCCAACTCTGCGGCGGTACCGTCGGCACGCGCCCACCACAGGTTAGAAAACGGCTTCGATTCCCCCCAGTCATGGGAACGATCAACGGTCCAACTATCTGGTATGCGGAACGGCTTAATGACGTGCAGCGCTTCATTCCACAGGTGGTCAAAGCGTCCGCCACTGGTCACATCCCAGGAGCCCTCTACCCACGCTTTGCGTCGGTT